AGTATGATAGCACGAGGTACTCATTATAATTCTACGATCATTCATATTAAAGATAAAGATATTACAGAAGGAGGTATACCTTTCTTGAAGGTATGGGGTATGGGCGGGTCGCCTCAGATTCACCATACTATAAGCAATGGCGGACCTAAAGTTCGCTGTCTTGTTGAGGAAAAATTAGATGAATCTTTAGCTCAATATGCTAAAAAGGGTTTGACTATTCCTCAAATAAAAGAAATGGCTCGTGAATATTTAAAAATTTTACAATATATTCATTCTAGAGGATTTGTTCATTCAGATATCAAACCCCCTAATTTAATGTTAAAACATGAAGGCGGTTCTATCAAATATTATATCATAGATTTTGGAATAACTACTAGATATACCATCAAAGGTTTACAACATAGAGGTCAAGGTACCCCAGTGTATCAGTCAATATATTGTGAAGAATTTACAGTTAATAAAGCAAAGAGATTCATATCTCGTTTAGAAGATGTAGAAGCACTGGGATACATATTATTAGAGTTATCTACTGGATCGTTGCCTTGGTCAGTGAAAGATTCACCAATAGGTAGTCGTCTGAAGTCTAAATTGGGAGCAGAAGAATATGCTGAAAAAATAAAGGATACTAATTTAAGAACTGCAGTTATTCAAATGGTATCAGCTCATAAAGGTCACTTCTCTACAGAACCAGAATATAAAAAACTTATTAAATTATTACAATAAAATATCTGTATTACCCCACATTTAATAATTAATCAAATTATATGGTATTTCTTTTGAATTAAAATTTTTAATTATTTTCCCCATATCTAAAGGATCACCTTCTTTTTCTAATATTGTCAATTCAAATGTTTTGGTATTTCTTTCACAAAATTCTTCTATACCGTCCATTTCTTCACATAATTCCTCCATGATTCCTCGGTTCATTTCATCAAAATCTATATCATAATATTCACCTGTTTCTTTTGCTTCTTCTAATAGTTTATCATAAGCATATAGCGATTTTTGAAAATCATCCCAAAATTGTTTATCTTTTATATCGTCCATTACTGTATTTTCTTCTTCATGTAAATCAATCCAAAATTGTTTATCTTTTATATCGTCCATTACTGTATTTTCTTCTTCATGTAAATCAATCCAAAATTGTTTATCTTTTATATCGTCCATTACTGTATTTTCTTCTTCATATTGTAATATTACTTTTGATTCTTGAATATTATTTTCAATAATATAATTAGTAGGTTTCATATCGGCAAATAAGAAAGGTTCCATCGGAATTGATATACAAATACTTGGCACCAATAATGTCAGATATTTCAAGATGTGCATGATATTCATAATATTGTTAATATTGTTTAATATTCTTATAAATATATTTCAAATTTATAGTAAATTTGATTTAGATTATACAGAACTTCCAAATATCTAATACAATGAACTTTATCATTTACATTCTATTTATTCTGGAGATTGTTTCACAAATTCACGGGTATAATTACGATAAATATAATGGGTTCAACGGTTATACAGGTAATACTGGATCTTTGAATCATAATCCTCATATGCAGGACAAAATCAGATCCAGTTTCAAAAGGCGTAATATACTTGGTCAAAAGTCGGATAGTGGTAAAACAAAACACATACCATTTTATTCAAAATATAATAAAAGATATGGTAATTTAGATAGTAAAACACACTTCATAGAACCTACGAATGATCCTAAGGTAAATGAATACATATTAAATAAAAAACTTATAAGTGAACCTATTAAAATTGATGATGATGATCTAATCAGAGTTTTACCTGTAAAATATTATGATAAATATTCATTCAAAGATAATTGGGCTAATTCCTGGAAAGATTCAGATGTATGGTAATTATATATTAATTGATTAATCAATTCCTTTCATCTTCTTACACCATTGTGAAGGATCATTCTTATCTGGCGGTGAATTAATATATTCCCATATAAATACTCCTTTCATATCAGGATATGTTTTTTTAACTTTTTTGACTTCTTCTAATGATGTATTAAAATCATCATATTCTCCTCCTAACATACCGAATACTACTTTTTCAGGGGGATATCCATTTTTTATAATACTATCATATGTTTCTAATGTATATGAATTATAACATTGAGTATTAAACCATTTAATATATTTACCTTCTTTAGAATTATATAATTCTTTGTATGAAAATCCACCCATGCTGGAACCATCTGTCATTAACGAATCTGCTACAGGCGCCATAGTTATAGTGAAGTCTTCTCCGAAATCTTTAATTAATGTATCAATTAATTTTTTTACATCATTGATATTCACACCTTCTTCGATATCCAAATCGATCCCTGTAATTATTTTATATTTTCTTAAAAGTTTGAATAATAACGGATAATATAAATCAAAATTACTGAATAAAGCACCATAAGCACTGCCGGCACCACCAACCATTAATATTATTTCAACTCCTTGTTCATATACTTTTTGTAATTCTATCCATACATTATCAAATCTTGGTGAATCCGGATCATAATTATTCAAATGAATATATGGGTCATTTTTGTATGAAGAAAAATGAATAGATGATAAAATTATTGTATCAATATCTTGAATATGTGGATATAGTTTTTCTAATCCACAGAAACTTTGATAATAATAAATTGTTTTCATATTTATAAGTTATATTATAAATATAATATTTAAATAATAATTATCTTTATTCATTGAATAAATTTGAAATGTTCATTTAGTTTATTTATAAAGATTAAAGTACTGATTTGAACATATTTCAACCAGTAACATATACATAAAAATACTCAAAGAAACAAAAGATACCATCATCATGAATGTTTTCGCTGAAAAGTTATTCAATATCCTTGATAATTCTATACCATCTCCACCGGTATCCCCACTCGCATCACCAATGGTAATTGTGTCAACACAACCCTATACCAACCACCTAATTAAAGACCCATATACCATCGAACCTGGTAACCTTGTCTCATACAACATGGGGCGCGGATCTACTAAGCGGGAAGTAGTAGCACGTGTTATATCTGTTTCTGATTCCCGGAAGTCTATCCGGACCGAAGATGGCAGCATTGTGGGAGGAGAGTTTATACCTTCGGGTATTCGCATCAGTGGCAACCCGACGGTAGTCTTAATACAAGATACCAAACTTTTCAAGGTCATCGTTAACACAAAATACGTCGCCGCTATCAAAACTAAGAAACATCTACTCACAGGTTCAAAAAATCCATGTAATTTCAGCGTCGCCACTGCAACAGCACTCACACAAATGAAAAATATTGTAATACCTCACCTGCGAGCAAATGGTTATATTTTAGACGAACACCTTTACAAATCAAGGACCTCATATGATTATCTAAAAATCCAGGCACCCTCCAGCACAAGCAGTGTATGTATTTTAGAGTATGGACTACATACCACATCAAAATCATGGAAAATAGGTACCATTAGGGTAATGGGTGCAAATGAGCAAAAGATAAAAAAATACGTTAACATCAAGGTTCGTGGGCAAAGTGAATATTTCTGTTACTATGGTGCGAACATAGAAAAAACTATTAAGATGATAAAAGACTTATTGGGATAACCAACCATAAAAAAAAAAAATAAAATAAATAAATAATAAAAATAAAAACTAAAAAAAATTAAAAAAAAATAATAATAATATTTTTTTTATAATAATTTAAATATGCCAACTGAAATTATTTCCGGATTATGGTTTGGAGATATTGATTCATTGAAAAATCCAAATTTTTTTAAAGATAATGATATAAATATTATTATAAATTTAACAGATTGTAATTTTAAAATAGATAAAAAAGTTTCATATATCAATGTACCATTATCAACATATAATATTTATTCAATGAAAAATGTTATAGGAAAAATAACAGAGAACATTCATAATAATATTGAATTAAATAATATTTATGTATATTGTTTGAATGGGATAACAATATCTCCATTAGTATGTTCATTATATTTATTAAAATATGGTAAATTAAATAAATATGATATACCGCCAATATTGAAATCTAAAAATGATCAAGTATTAATTAATATTGATGAATATGATAATTTAATATAATAAACCTATTGATGATATAACAAGTTAATTAATTATTAAAATAATATTTATATATATTATATAGAATGTCTGGGTCTGGAAATCAAATACAACTTGTAGCAAGAGGTAATATTGATGCTTCTATTACTGGTAATCCTTCGATTACTTTCTTTAAATCAGTATACAGAAAACATACTAATTTCTCTATGGAGGATATGATTGTAGATACAATTTCTAAACCATTAGCAGGTCATAAATATCCCGTTAAAATTCCAACGGGTACAGGTGATTTATTGTACGGAACAAATTATATATTAAAAGGAAATAGTACATATTGCGGTAATGGTATAGCAAATATTTCTACGGCAGTTATAGATAATATTGCTTTTGTTATTAATTCTAGAGAAATTGATAAAACATATGGTCACTATCTAGAAGTATATCATGAATTAAATCAGGAAAATCCAAATTCAACTATTACTAATTTGGGTAGGATTGAAGATTCATCTCTATATCATATAGCACATAATGCAGATATATCTGTACAAGCTACACATAAATCTATGATAAATAATAATAGATCTGATACTAGTTATTTTGATAATGCTTTATCTAAACCCACTAATATTATGGGACATGGATTAGGATATCCGCCTACGCATTTTCAGAGAATGTCTAAGTGCGGTGGTACTTATTGTTCTCCATCTTATTTACAAGAACAAAATGCTTCATATAATACATATCTTAATACTAATGATACCGAAGGTAATAATCCTTTGCGAGATGCTGGTTATAGTTCTAATTATAATTATGTAGCATCTATTAATAATAGACCTACATCTTCGGGACACGTCTCGGGTATGAATAGAAATCGGTTCCATGTAATTATTAAAAATGCAACTGTTTTTGAGGATAATATCAGTGCATCATTTACTTATGAGTTTTCAGGTCTAAATCAATTTATAGTTAATGCTTCATATACATCACGAAGAATTACTGGGTCCATCAACACCGTCACAGATTTTTTTAATAGCGGTAACGATGGAAAAATATTTAATGTGACATCTATTAATGGTAATGAAGTAACAATAAGTAGTACCGATACCGGTAGTCAATTTGGCGATAGCGGTAGTGGTGATAGTTCGGATTATAAAATTGAATTTACTATGACTGCTCCAAAAATACATTCGGCAAATTTATTGAACGCCTCTCAAATATCAGAATCTATTAATAAAGGTGATATATTAGGTGATTGTACTGTACCATTAAATTTTTGGTATTGTAAATCACCTGGTTTAGCAATACCATTATGTGCTTTACATAAAAGTGTTGATGTTGAATTATATATGCAATTTGCTGGTATAAATGATGCTGACTGGACTAAAGATGGTTTAACTTTTACAGATAAATCTATAACCTATGATCAAAATATAAATAATACTAATGATATAGTTAATGCATATAAAATAGGTAATCTAAAAGGTATATTAACGGCACCTGATAAATTTAATTTTGATGTTGATATAGCAGTTACATATATATATTTAGATAATATGGAAAGAAAAAGATTTTCACAAAGTTCTCATGAATATTTAATAGAACAATTACAATTTCAATATGAAAATGGGCAAACAAATAAAGATGTAGATATTTCTTCTTTCCAACATCCAGTAAAAGAATTAATATGGACTGGACAACCATATTTAAAAAGCAACATCAAAAATTTAGATGTTATTACATCATCAAATGATACGGTTAATGTAAATAATTTAAATAATTTAAATAATGGTACTTATGCACATAAATCGGGTATTAGATGGGTTTATGGTAATACAACTGAAGATAATTGTTTATATGGTGGTGGTATCCAAAATGCTGATGAAAGTAAAGGTTTTGGTAATGCTTGTTATGTCGATACATTAGATATTAATACCGGTCAAGTAACAAACAATACTGTTGTGGTGGCAGATGGTCAGACGATCTCTGATTTAAAAGTTGCATGGACATCCATAGGTTCAGGAAAATTTGTACAAGGACTGCTAGGACCCAGTACTCCTGATTGTCTTGATTATGTAACATATAAATTAAAATTTAATTCAACTGATAGATGTCAACCCAGACCATTACAATATTTTACTAGAGAAAATGTTTATAAATACCATAAGGGTGGGTGTATATCTGTTCCAGATAGTATAGCAGTATATTCATTTGCATTAAATCCTACAGATACCTCACCTAGTGGTACATGTAATTTTTCTAATATTGATGATATTAAAATTGAAAGAGGTAATTCCAGTTCAGTGACGGATAATAAATATAAAAAAATAAATGTTTATGCTATAAATTACAATATTTTGAGAATAGTCAATGGTCAAGCTGGTATTTCATATTTTTAGTTATAGTTAAACAAATAAAATAAATTATAAATATATATGTCATCTTCTTCTGTCATTCTTCAAAATAATGAAAATATTACATTTGTTTCAAATCCTAGCATAACATACTTTAAAAGTGTTTATAGAAAACATACTAAATTTAGTATTGGTTATTATGAAACAGGTACTGCTCTAAATTTTTTCGATGAAACGACTTCTAAAATAATAATACCTTTTGACGTCACTGCTGATTTATTATGTGATATATCACTTAAAGTAAAATTTATTACTGCTGAAAAAAAAAAATTCAAGCCCCCAGATGATATAGCATTACATTTAATCAAGAATATAACATTTAATTTACAAGGTAAACTTAATGATTTTGATAAATTAGATAAAGAATATATAAACTTCAATGCCATGTTAAATAATCCTCAATCGTCGAACTCAACTTATACTTTAGACGCGACCGGTAAATTGACTTGTAATAATGGAAATAATTTTCAAAATATGGCATTATGTGGAGGGATTACAGGTTCGGAGAATCTAGTAGATATTAAAAGCATGGATGCTATTATACCTTTGCCATTCGCGTTTTCTAAATCCATAGGAACGGCTATTCCATTATGTGCTTTCAATCAGACAACAACAACACCCCAAATTGTTATTAAAGGTAATGAGACCCCTATGCTCGATGAATCTCTAGTTGATATCACTAAATTTTTTAAATTTTCAGCTATTGCCAAATATATTTTTTTATCTGATGAAGAAAGAATAAGGTTTGTAAACGCTAGATTAGAATATTTATTTGAAAGAGTAAATACCTTTTCCGTTAGTTCCAAAATAATCAACATTTCTACATTAAATAAAAAACACCCAATAAAACAAATATTTATTGATATTGATAGTACCCCGATTGAATATAATATATCTATAAATGGCGTATCGATGTTTTCCAGTAAATTTTCACACGAATTTTTTTCTAAAGTAGAAATATTAAATAAATTTAAGGGGTGTATTTACGATAAGGTACCACTTTCAAATAAGTACCGGATGGGTCTTATAGATTTTTCTTTGAAAAATACAGAAGGACCTTCGGGATGTATTAGTCCAAGTAATAATATTATATACTTGACGGTATACACCAATGATAATGACAATGACAATACCCCTATCAATATACATACAGTATGCTATTATATATTACGTATATCTGATGGAGAATTAATTTACGTGTTTGATTAATCTTTTTTTTATATAATATATATATTATATGTCAGGGTCTATAGGAACTATTAGTTTAATAACACAAGTCGGTGAATTTGAGAATAAATACTTTATAAATAATCCTGACATTACTTTTTTTAAAAGTGTCTACAGAAAACATACAAATTTCACTAAATATTTGAAGCGCGATAAACACGAGTATTCCTTTATAACTCGAGACGGGATGCCTAATCCCATCTCCAAAAAAATAATAACCGGATCAGGAGACTTACTATCTAAAATATACCTTGAAAATAAATTCAAATTTAAAAAAAGTGGTGATGGTCCGTCCATCAACATCTTAAACAATTTGGGTTCGAATATAATAAGTAGTGATGAAGGGAGTTTATCAATAGATATAAGTAGTAATAAAGGAGTATTCAAATCGTCAGGGTTATTTCAAGAAATAAAGGGGGAATTGGATAACCAATACACTGGAACCCCATATTTGGAGTGCACCGATAAATTTATATCTTGTAAAAATGGATCTCATTATAATTATACTACATTATCTGGAGGAGTCGGGGGGATGGTGTTGGGTGATACTTGTTTTGCTGATCTCGACTCGGTAATCGAGACTGAATATTTCTATACAATACCTGAATTTAGTTTTATGAAAGATTATGGTTTATCTCTACCTTTATTATCTTTAAGAAATGATGATATTTTTTTTAAAGTAAAATATCAAACTTTTGAAAAGATTTTTAAGAATAATTCAGGTGTGGATATTACTTTCGAATCTAATATTATACAAGAAATAATAGAATTGGATATTGCTGAAAAAAGTAGATTTTTAACTAGTCAGTTAACTTATTTAACAGAGAATATAACGCAGATACTAATAGACAGTACGGAGAAGATGGCATACAACATGACAGGGACAATTAAATTATGCAAATATTTATTTTTAGTAGGAGATCCGGAAGAAAATTCTTCCACTCCTACAGAATTAAAATTTAAAACATTAAATATCACGTTGGACGGTAATAGTATATGGGAAGGGGGAGGTGTATCCAAAGAAATTTTTACAAAACTGAATATTAATAAATATTTTATTGGATGCGGACGGGAAATTTTAGATGGTGACCCTGGGAATATAAAACTTGGTCAAATGGGTAGCATTGCTATGGTTCCATTCTCTATTGAACCTCTCAATTATACTCAGCCATCTGGGTGCATTTCTACATTAGGGAATTCTAGTAGATTCAACTTGAATTTACATCCGGATTCAACCAATAGTTTAGGGAACGTGGTGTTGTTTACAATTAATTATAATATTTTACAAATATCTGATGGAAAATCACAATTACAATACTCTTAAATATATTTATGTACTAATTTATTAACAAAGAAAAATATTACTGCTGCTACGAACGTTTTTAACAATATAAATATATTATTATTTTCTATAGACAATGCTCCACATATTAAAGTATTTACTTGTGTTAAATTTAGTATCATAAATATTACAAAAAATATAATTGAACTTTTGAATTCGTCTAATAAGGACGTATTATCACAAATATTTTTATTATCTTCTAGATCTTTTATATTCATTTTGATGTTACCTTGTTCTCTCATTCTTTCTATTTCCATTTGTTGTTGTTTCATTCTTTCTATTTCCATTTGTTGTTGTTTCATTCTTTCCATTTGTTGTTGTTGTTGTTGTTGTTGTTGTTGTTGTTGTTGTTGTTGTTGTTGTTGTTGTTGTTGTTGTTGTTGTTGTTGTTGTTGTTGTGTATTTACCATTTGTTCTTTATCTGAATTTATTTCATTTAAAATTGAGTTAACAACATCATCATCTTCATTCATATTTGAATTTTGACCACCGCCTCTCATTAATTCTTCTATAGATGTTCCACCACGATTTTCCATTTTATAATTTAATTATTCATTAAAAAATTTTAATTTAAACTAATTAATTTAAACTAACTATAACTAAATCATTATCAAACTTACCATATAAGAAACATCCCATTATAATGCCTATTAATATTGATATAAAATATTTTAAATATTCTTTCATATATATATATTTATATTACATTTTTATTACAATATTTTCTTCAATATTTTTATCTGTAACATATTTTATAAATATAGTTAATGATAAAGCAATTAATAATACTTTTGTATTGATAATATTATTTAAGTCTAATTTCATTTATATATATTACATATAAAAAATAATGGCAGACATGGATAATATTCTTGATTTATTCGATTGTAATGATAATAATAATGATGACGATAACTCTAATATCCCCATAAATGAGAATTATTTTATCGCTGAAATACTAAAACTTATAAAAGAAAGTAATGATTTCCCATTATATATTTATGTAATGATTAAATCATTATTACAAAAAAAAGAATTATTAAATAAAAATCAGATTAAAGAAATTATAGATATATTAGGAGTGAAACCGGAAATTAAAGAAGTTATTAAATATAAAGAAAAAATTGTTTATAAAGAAAGAAAGGGTAGGGTTTATGAAGGTGATGATTATTAATCAAAATAAACATGCTTGTTGATATACCGGTACTTCCTTCTCTTTCTTAGATTTATAATTACGTTTTTTATATTCTTCTTTTTCTTCATTATCATTTTCATATAATTCATATTTCTTTTTTTTATATAAACTTATTCTTTTCAATGACTGTTTCTCAAAACAAGGTATATTCTCATCTATTATATCACATATTAATTTATGATGTTCACCATATTTCCGAAAAATTCGTCCCACTGCCTGCTCTACTGATCCCACAGGACTGGATAATATTACTGTATCTAATGAAGGTATGTCTGCACCTTCAGAAAAGAACGAATATGTCCCTAAAATAACTCGTAAAGTAGCATTATGTTCTAATACTTCTGGATGAATTCCTCCTATATATAAACCTGATACTTCTGATTTATAATGTTCATTTATAGTTTCCATCATATCTATTAAATGCTGTCTTCTTTCACTTAAAATTAATATTGTTCTTCCTTCATCGAAATATTTATATAAATAATTTAATATCATATCTGTTCTAGGTTTATATTCACAGATTTGATTTACCATCTTTGGTCGACAAATTGTTCCATTAAATATAGTTTGTTTTTTTATATATTTAGGGTCATCACATACATATTTAATTAATCTGGTTTCTACTTTATGTTCATTAATTTCATCGGGTGATTCATACACCACATCACCTATATAATATTTAAATACATAATCTGTACCATCATTTCTTTTAATGGTTGCTGATAAACCTAAAATATATTTAGGGGATACTTTTTTCATTGCTTTTGAAAAAACCTCTGCAGATAAATGATGTGCCTCGTCGAAAATTGCAAAACCAAATGGTTTAAATAAATCTGCCGGATACTCTTTCATAGAAAGACTTTGTAACATTGCTAATACTATATCTTTTCCTTCTACATCAATAGTTTTACCCTGAATATATCCAACTTTCGCATCAGGTATAAACTGATTTATACGTTCTGTCCACTGATCTAATAGGAAAGATTTATGACAAACCACAATTGTTTTCTTTTTAAGTTGACATGCGATATTAAGTCCTAATACTGTTTTACCACCCCCACATTTTAAAGAAATCATACCCGCCCCTCTAGTCTTAGCAGTTTCTAAATAAGCATCTCTAATGGGTTTCTGAATTTCTCTTAAATCTCCATTAAAATTAATATTAATATCCTCTCCACCTTGTAATTTATCTTTAACTGGCGGACCAAAATTATCTATTCCATAAAATCTCGGCAAATAAAATGCTTTAGGAGATTCAGAAAGTATATTGAACTTCTTATCTTTATTTTGACCACCCTTTATTGGGTCATAGACATAAGGTAATATCATCATATCTTTTTTAATTTTATTACATTGGTCAGGTGTCAGATTTTTTTTTAAAACTTTATATCCATAACTAGTTAAGGATGTTTCCATTTATTATCTATATTAATATGGGATTTTATATTTAAATATTAAATTTACACATTATATATTATATATTATTTAAAAATATATTCTTATATAATATAAAATGCCTCCTAAAAAACCACACATATTAAATATATATTTGAAACATCATAAAGAAGCAAATCATAAATATGATAAATCTGTTGTATTAATGCAAGTCGGTGGATTTTCAGAAATATATAGTCATATAAACACCGATATTGACATTAAAGAATGTCCTGATTTAAAATATTTATCCGATATTACTAATTGTTCTATCGCTATTAAAAATAGAGGTGGAGAGAACGAACATTATATGATTGGTTGGCCTAAAATTGCCGACTCTAAATATATCCCCATTTTAATAAAAAAAGGATTCCATGTTATAATGGTTGAACAAAAAGAAGGTTCTAGCACACACATTACTAGAGAAATTACTAATGTTATATCAGCAGGAACATCTATGGATTATGATAATAATATAAATAATTATTTAATGAGTATTTATATTGAAGAATATGAAAATAATAATAAAACATTCCATGGATGTGGTGTTTCAATTATTGATATCTCTACTGGCAAAAATTACATTACACATATATTAGATAATCCGCATAATAATCACGATTATGAAGCAATGATAATTCATTTAGTAAATATTTACTCACCCAGTGAAGTAATTATTCACAATATGAATACTGGCATCAATAAACAAGATTATATCCGAATATTTAATATCCCTCATGAAAATGTATTAATTAATTTCTTCCAACAAGATATTAAAAAAATGATTAAAATTGATTATCAAAATAACTTTATAAACGAAATATTCCATTTTAATACCCAAACTTCTCCCATCGAAAATATTCATTGTGAAACTAAACCAGAAACTGTTCTATCATATATTTTACTATTAGAATATTGTCACCAACACCGCAAAAACATTAAAAACAACATTGAATTACCTGAACAAATTGAAAATATTAATTATCTTAATCTTACTAATAACTCTATCAGACAAATTAATATTATCTCTAATTCTAATAATTATAAAGGTTCCAATGATAGTCTATTAACTATTTTAAATAAATGTAAAACACCTATGGGTAAAAGATTACTCAAAGAAAGAATTTTGAAACCATTTATTGAACCAGATAATATTAATAAATCATATGATTATATTGAATTATTTTTAAAAGATAATTTTTATGAAAAGATTAGAAAAGAAATTTCTAAAATTTCAGATATTGAAAAATCTGTTCGAAAAATGGGACTAAATGAATATACATATGATGAATTATTTTCTGATAATATTTCATTTGATTTTATTAAATCTTCAATTGAATTATTAAAATCAGATTCTGAAATTTTTAATAAAATTCAAGAATATTCTCAAGATATTGAATTATTTTATGAATTTTTAAATGATATTAATAATCAATTCGAATGGGACAATTTTAACACAATTAATAGTAATAATATAATTGAACGCAGTTTATTTAAAAAAGGTATTTATTCTGAAATTGATGATATAGATGAAGAAATTTTCACAAATAAAAAAGGTCTAGATTATATCTGTGAAAGATTATCTAGATTTATTGACCAAAAAGGTAATACTAATTTATTACCTATTAAAATTGAATATACTGATAAAGATAATTATTATATTTATACTAGCAGCAACCGCGGTCTAAAACTAAAAGAGAAATTTCAAAACTTAGGGGATCTAAATATTATTGTTAAAGATGATGTAGGAGGTATACTTTATACACTAAAACCACAATCAATCAGTTTTACTAATATTAAAGGATCCGCATGCAAAATTGAATTGAATGAAATAGGAGTCATATCTAATAATTTAATTAAATTAAATAAAACTATATCATACTTGAATCAAAAATATTGGAATAATTTTATTGATGTTTTATATAAAAAATATAATAAACCTTTAAAAAATATTTGTAAATTAATTTCTGAGATTGATTTTTATTCAAATGGAGCATACATTTCTAAGAAAAATAGATATCATAAACCAACTATTATTCAATCTAATAAATCATTCTTAGATGTTAAAGAAATAAGACACCCTATCATTGAACTTATTAATGATAAACATGAATATATTACAAATGATATCAGTTTCGGATTAAATCATGATGGTGTATTACTATTTGGGACGAATTCATGTGGTAAGTCTTCACTTATGAAGGCAATAGGTCTTAATATTGTTATGGCACAAGCAGGAATGTATACTCCATCACTAAGTTTCAATTATTATCCTTATAAAAAACTATATACACGCATCCTTAATACTGATAATATATTTTCAGGTCATTCATCATTTATTGTTGAAATGAATGAACTGCGCGAAATATTATATTCATCTGATGAGTTTTCAATGGTTCTTGCTGATGAACTTGCTGTGGGCACCGAAACTACTAGTGCTTTATCTATTGTCGCATCATCTTTAAAAATTCTATGTGATAGAAATGTATCATTCATATGTACCTCGCACCTCCACCAACTTAATAATATTTCTAGTATCAAAGAACTTGATAATCTTAAAACTTATCACCTAAAAATTACAAATGAAAATGAAACTATTATTTATGACCGAGTACTAGAAGAAGGTCCCGGTCCAGCAGTATATGGATTAAATGTTTGTGCAGCATTAAATATGAGTCCTGAATTTCTCTCTCTAGCAAGACAAGTACAAATAGAAATTAATAAAGAAAACAATAATATCATTTCTACTAAAAAATCAACTTATAATAAAACTATTTGTATGGGAGAATGTTCAATGCCAATGTGCGACAATAACGCAGAGGAAACACATCATATTAATGAACAGGCTGACGCTGATAATTCAGGGAACTTTGATCATTTTCATAAAAATGCCACACATAATCTTATACCATTATGTAAAGGATGTCATGCTCAAATAACTTATGGTAATCTCCACATATTTGGATACAAAGAAAGTTCTGAGGGAGATGTTTTAGATTTTAAATTTATTGATAAACAAGATATTAAAAAATCTAATAAAAAATTCACGGATATGGAAGTTGAACAAATAAAAAAATATTATAATAAATTTAATGGAATTCTAACTAAACAAAAAATATTAGATAAATTACAATTAGATCATCATATCAAAATAGGTTTACAAACTTATAATAAAATTATTAAAGGGGAGTATTAAATATCAAGAGTTTCCATGTGATGTTCGAACCAAAATTTAAACATTTTATTAAAATCACCATTGTGTGTTGGCGCTTTTTTAATTAAATCGTGAATAATTATTTTATTATCATATTTTGGAGGATTAGAATTAGAAAGCGATACATTCTCTAGTAATGCATCATCAGGTAACTCATTACACAGTTGTTGCCATTCAACTGATTCACGCCCTGATAATAAATTATGATTATAGTTCCTGTTAGTCACCGCCGCCGTACCCAAAAGTTCTTTATTCAACCAATCAATTTCTTTTTTATTTTTTTCTTTTAATAGATTTTTAAACTCAATTAATTCAGATACTTGTTTTTTTAATAATTCATTATCTTCTTGTAATTTAGAAATTGTATCATTCGTTTTATCTTTATATATATTAAATTGATATTCAATACTATTCAATCTATCATCTATAATACCATTTTCAGATATGTGTCTATCTAATTTAAATTCTAAATCTAATTTAAAGAATTTTGTATCATTTTTCATTTCCATTTTAAAATTAATATATTCTTTTTCCTCTTTCAATGTATATTTGAACATACTATCTTCATCATTTACACAATCATTTAACATTTGATATAATTGTGAGAAATCATTTTGAATCTTATACAGGTTTTCATTACACCATTCTGAATCTTTTTTAATATGTAATTTATAATTAATACCTGTATTGGTATTCATTATATTAAATAATATAGTATTGACATCAATCATATCAATAGTATATTTATATATTTGTTCATCATTAGTATTATCAATTGATTCAGCAATTACTACTTCGGACATATTTATTATTAAAAAAAATAATATTAAAAATCAAATTTTAGTAAATTATTAATTTAAATTAGAAGAAATACCTCTCGCCCCAATATACTAATTGTGGATTTATTTTATGAATAAATATCATTACCATATATATCATATTTATTTAAATCTAATATATTATCACCAGTGAAATATATTTTAGGAAATAATTCTTCCATCTTTTTTACCCAACCTGTTTCATCATATAATACTTTTATATTACCATATTGTTGATAATGGAATGGGAAATATTTTGAACCCACATATCTCACATCACCATCTTTCAGATTGATAAGATGATTATTACAATAATTTTCATTTACTTTTTGACAATTACACCTTTTAAAATTAAAGTATCCTCCGTTTCCTTTTATGATAACACGTGCATAACATCCCTTATTTAAATCTTTTATAAAATATTCATCCATTTTTTTAATAAATCCTTTCGAATGAGGTTGTGTATGACCTTTCCATCCATCTGTATTTTCAATATTTATATTTCCATATAATAATTCTTTTGAATGTTTCACACAATAACCATTTACTATTTTTATTTTATCACATTGTGTCATATTTTCAATATTGTATCCACCACTAAATAGTCTTGCTTCACATTTATCAACGTTTTTTTTACTATCATTGTCATGTTTTTTTTCACATTTATCAACATTTTTGGGTCGAATATTATTAGGTGTGATTGTATTTATATTTTGATTTCCTTGTAATTTTAATGATTTATTTTCTTCAACTAATTTATCATATTCATTTTTTATATGACTTAATAATTCATAATTTTTCAATAATAAATCGTTCATATTGCTTTATTTGTGTTTTTTATTTAAGTAATTATTTTTTTTCTTTGAAAATAAAAAAAATGTTTAAATTAAATTTTAGTAAATTATTTAGGAATTGCATCATATATTTTCTCCATTCTACTATTTACATTATCTGTTCCTCGCAAAGTATATAATTCTGAATCACGAGTTATCCTAATACAATTGTTCCATAATGGATCACAATCATTCATACGGATTATTTGATCTTTTGTATAAACTGTCGGTACAGGAACAGGGATATTTCTATTCTCATATCTTTTTTTGAAATCAGCAAAGAAGTCTTTAGTACTCTGAAGTGGTTCCATAATTTATTTTAAAAAAATATTATATAATAATCAAATTTATTATTTATTCACAATGGATCAGGATGCTTACAAATACAACCATTTTGACGAGTACAACATCTACCACGATCAGGGAAGATATTTGGATCATATTTATCATTGTTGATAATATGTGTTTCTTCCCATGCCTGTGATAGTTCATTAATGACAAAAGATTTAGTATCTGGTTCCCATTGTTCATTGAAGTTGAAGAATACTGGATAAATTTTAGTGGGTTTATCTTTCACATATGGTGATTTCATAGGTGTCATATCCACTTCAGGTTCCTTGGATTTCTTAACATGACTCTGGGTTTTGATTTTGAATGGTCTGCCCATATTTATTTATTATAATAATTATTCCAAAAAATTAATTTCAAATTTTATTTAAATTTTTATTTATATAATCTTCAATCGCGGATTGAACAGCATCCTTCGCTAACATAGAACAATGTAACTTAACCGGTGGTAGTTTTAATTCGCTAGCAATATCATTATTACTAATCTTATAAGCATTATCAATATGCATATTTTTAATATGTTCTGTTAAATATGATGATGATGCAATTGCTGATCCGCATCCAAATGTTTTAAATTTACTATCTATTATTATATTATCTTTTATCTTAATAGATAATTTCATGACATCCCCGCATGCTGGTGCACCTACTAATCCAATACCGACATCTGTATCTAATTTATTAAATGATCCAACATTCCGTGGATTTTCATAATGCTCTATTACTTTTGTATGATACAATTTACTTATTATATTTCTAAACATATATATTTAATTTAATAAAAAAATATTTAAATAGTTATTTATATTTATATTCAGTTATAATATTTCTAATATGATTGGACAGTGATCTGATCCCATAATACTGCCATCTATTTGACAGGATTTTACCATATCTAAATATTTATCTTGTAAAAGGAAATAATCTATTCTCCAACCTTTATTAGTATCCCTTGACCTTGAACGCATATTCCACCATGTCCACTCAGATTTATCTGGGTTCATATATCTATATAAATCTGTATAATTTTCAAGAAATGCTTTGAACATATCTCTCTCTTCTTTGAATGCCCCTGGTGATCTAGCCTTATCAAGTGTAGTTGTGTTCCATATATCAGACGCTTCTGATACAACATTAAAATCACCAGTTGTGACCAACGGTTTATCCATATGACAATCTATAATTTCTTTAATATTCTTATCCCATGTCTGAGTTCGATAATCAAAGTTCGTCCCAGAATTAGGCACATACATATTTATCAGCGAAAAATCATTAAACTCAGCATACATAAATCGTCCTTCTGAATCATTCAAACCTTTATATTCATATGAAACAGATAGTGGTTTAACTTTAGACCAAATACTTGTTCCAGAATATCCGGTACCCCTGTGACCTGTCCCCTTTGATTCATTCCAATACTTATATGGATACATCCCACAACCTGGACATATCTTTTCACCTAATTTAATAGGACATTTAGTTTCTTGGATACAAATTATGTCTGGATTATGTTTCTCAATTAATATCTTCATATTACATTCGTCTAAGACAGATACACCCGAAGCAGTAATCTTACCATCACAGACGATATTACTCCGGATTCCGTTCACGTTCCAAGAAATGATCTTCATACTTAGATTATTGAATTATAAAAAAATAATAATATTATTTCAAATTTATAGTTTTGAAATTATTCTCTCAATCATTTTTATAATTTTATATTTTTGTCTATGCCAGAGTATAAAAACAATGTAATGAGGATTAATACAATTAGTCGCGAATCGATAATGCACAACTTAAGGCGACTGCTGGTAACGTTACTCCTCGGTATGAATATCTTACCGTCAACTACAATGTCCTCAGTATCATGTCGGGTATGGATGGATGGATTAGATTATTCTAACTGAATATTTACACAGACTTTTTTGGGTGACTTTAATAATTTCTTTAAATTAAAATATATTATATTATAATATAATTAAATGGGAGGAGGATTAATGCAATTAGTAGCTTATGGTGCCCAGGATATTTATTTAACAGGTAATCCACAGATTACTTTTTTTAAAGTTGTTTATAGAAGACACACTAACTTCTCTATGGAATCTATAAAACAAACATTTGATGGCAATGCTGATTTCGGTGGTGAAGTTGTGGCCACTATATCAAGAAATGGTGATTTAGTTCACAGAATGTATTTGGAACATCATGCCAAATTCATCGCGACGCAGTCGCACATCACCCACCACGACCTTATATGGACTATGTCCTTCTTAGGTGTAGTTTCAAATTATGGTAGTAATTTAATGAAAAAAATGGAAATAGAAATAGGAGGTCAATTAATTGATAGGCATTATGGGCATTACCATGCGGCTCATAGTGAATTAACTGATTTTAATCCAACTGGTTATCATACCACTTTATATAATCGTATGAGTGGTAATGGTATCGGTGTTCAAACCGGGCGCGCGGTGTACGGCGTCGGCATCGAAAATCGCAAGCGAGCAACGGAATCCGGTTGGACCATCGTGGATGAGGTCGGGTACTACACGCCCGAGGCCACCGCTCCCGGCTCCCCCCCGCGGATGGACGGTAAATTCTTTATACCCCTCAATTTTTGGTTTTGTAAAAACCCAGGACTCGCTTTACCACTAATTGCACTCCAATATCATGAAGTAAAAGTAAAATTTCAATTTGAAGATATTTGTAATTTAGTACTAGAGAGCGAACAATTTTGGCACATCGCCCCCGGCACCGTGTATAGTGGCATTCCTTCGAATAATGATGGTTCAACATTTGATTTATGGTGTGATTATATTTATTTAGATACAGATGAAAGAAGACGTTTTGCTCAAGTTAGTCATGAATATTTAATAGAACAAGTACAACATACAAGGATTGATGAAACGGACGCCTTTACAGCAGATTTAAATTTTAATCACCCTGTTAAAGAACTAATATGGAAAAATGAGCACCATCCGGTGTTCAGTCCCGGGGCGCTAACTAGATTGTTTGGGGGCAGCATTAATAATGATGAATACGGACAAGGCAAGCACTGGGAATATAATCAAATTTCATATGTAGGGGCACCTTTCACTTTGAATGGTGATTTTCAACTAAAATTAAATGGTCATGATAGATTTAAAGCACGTGATGCCAAATATTTCACGAGGACGCAGGTATGGCAACATCATACAGGATATGGTGGATATATTGGTCAAAACAGTCACCCAGAAAAGGGAGAGATTGCACTAGGTCTAGAAAGACGCGATACTATAGCAGTATATTCATTTGCTCTTAAACCGGAAGAACATCAACCATCAGGAACATGTAATTTTTCAAGAATTGATAATGCTCAACTTATTAGAAGTGGGACATCTTTAAATCATTTATATGGTGGCGTGCATGTATATGCTGTAAACTATAACGTCCTCAGAATCATGAGTGGTATGGGTGGTTTAGCATACAGCAACTAAGTTTCTAACTAAATAATCAAATTTTGAAATTATTCTCTCAATCATTTTTATACAACTTTTATTTTAAAAAGTATCCAGATAATATTTTTTTTATATTTTATATCTAAATTATCACTACAACTAAATATATCAATACATATTGATTTATTTCTGGCCAAGTATGCATGCTTAAAATGAGATTCACTCAATAATGTTATCAATGTAATCCCATGCTATTCTAACTTATGTTTCAACTCAGATAGTTTCGTTAATTTACATATCTTAATTAATTTATCTGATAATTCTTCAAGTTTTTCTAAAGAATTTAATATATCATAATTCTCACAAATTATATCAATCAATAAATGTTCCCCTAATTTCATTATTTATAAAAAAATAATAATATTATTTCAAAATTATTACAATGATATAACAGACCCGTTCTCTCTATCAGGAACAACCTTATTGGGTTTATTACGCCATGCCTGGTATCCACCGAAACAACAACATATCCCCACAACCGCCATTATTATCAATGATATATATAATACAATCAAAAGGACAAGCATTTCATCCTCCATTTTAAAACTAAATTTTACGTATAATAATAGTAATAAATCAAATTTATTGTAAATATGGATACTCCAAGAATGAATGCTTGAATTACAGGGAATAATATATTCTTTTTCATATATAATCCTTCCAATTTATATCCTAATTTATTTTTATAATATTCTCTTACACCGATTCCAGAAGTAATACACATATTAGTATAACCATTCTCTAAACTGATCCATTCTGCTTTTTTAACTAATTTCTTTCCTAATCCTAAATGTTGAATACCTCCTGATTTACTATTAACTAGAGTTGTCTTTCCATATACGTGTAATTCCCTAATTATAGCACAATTATATAATTCAGGTAAGAATGGATTTTTAGATTTATCTGATAATCTCAATCTACAAAACCCTAATATATTCTTTCTATCTTTTGTTTCATATCTTATGAAATATTCTTTGGTTTCTGACGATTCGAATGAATCTATTACAAGAACAGGATATTCTGTCAATTTAGTATCTTTTATTTCTCTTCCTCTAATTTCAGATGTATCTACTTCTTTATCAATTATTTCTCTAAGATGTCCTTCCTTATTTCCGTGATGAATATAATCATTAGGTATATCTCTGATAATTCTGGGTACTCTTACCCATGGCTGAACATGTTTCATATAATATCCAATTAGATCTCTTAAATAATAAGGATCTTTATCAACATTATGAGTATATTTGCCTTTATCCGCCCATTTCTTGATTACTGTATAATCCGTTGCGACTGTCGGATATATCTTATATTCATCACATAATAAATTAGGATCATCTAGAATTTTCTGAAACATTTCAAAATCCTCATCTTTAGTAGCATATGGTAAATCAGGCATGAGATGAGCAATTATTTTAAATCCACTATTCTTTAATAATTTAATGGCCTGTATTGAATCTTCAATAGTATGACCACGATTTACAATACTCAATAATCTATTACTTGTGTGCTGAACACCTATTTGCATTCTAGTCACTCCTAGTAATCTTAGAAAATATATAGATTCATAATTAATTCCATCTGGTCTTGTTTCTAATGTTAAACCTATAATTTTTATTTTATTTGTTTCATTTATTTGTTGCTCTTCTTTTAATGATAACATTTTTCTTCCTTTCTTCAATGGGTAAATATTACAAATATAATAACATTGAATACAGAAATATGTTAAATATTCACGTGGATATTCTAATACAGTTCCACCTAATACAATTAATTCTATTTTATCCAAAGGATGACCCATCATTTCTAATGTAGATAATCTATCATATATCTGTTCCATAGGAGCGAAATCATTTCTACTTGCTCTTAAACATGCTGGTTCTCTGCTTAAATAACTCCTAGGCATAATCATTTTACCATCTTCTATTTCATTAGGACAGAAATAACAATTATGCTTACAACTAAATTTCTGAACATGTTCTTTACCTTCTTCATCTATCCATTTGGGATAGGGTGATGTTAATATTGATACTGATTGTATTCCAGATAAAGACCGTTGTGGTTTCTTTATCAAGAATTTAAGAAAATCACTATCTAATTTACAAATATTATTTTCAACTAAATTCAAATAACTTTTTCTTAAAATAATTTTATTTAATTTTTCTTTGAAAGAATATTCTTTCATAACTATTTTTAATAATTTATTAAAAGAATATTCTGTATTCTTTAAATAATGTTCATAGAAACTTTTAGTAATATTATCATATTTATTAATATTAAATGTCATATCTTCAATATCCATTTTAGAATTATATAAAAAAAATAAATTTAAATATCAAATTTATATATAATATATTATATATTATACATAATGGCAGATAGAAATTTAGAAACTCGACGAACCAGCGATTCAGAACTCGGACAAATGGTGGAAATATTAGGTACATCAATGGTAAAGGCCATCCCCAAAATTATTTTAAAACATCCCGATTCTGATTTGGATGCGTTGATGCACTTGGTTGTACAGGACCGTGACCTGCCCGTACATATTCTTACTATTATAAGAAAATATATAAGGGACATCATGGGAGATCCACGCATACAAGCATCTCTGGTCAGAGGTCAACGAACCAGAGATTCAGAACTCGGACAAATCTCGGAAATATTAGGTCCATCAATGGTAAAGGCAATACCCAAAATTATTTTAAAACATCCCGATTCTGATTTGGATGCATTGATGCACTTGGTTGTCCAGGACCGTGACCTGCCCGTACATATTCTTGCTATTATAAGAAAATATATAAGGAACATTATGGGAGATCCACGTATACAAGCAGCTCAGTCCAGAGGTTTCGCGGACGAACCCATCATCGTCGAAGCCCGACTAGTGGAACCTGACGATTCAGACCTGCCAATACTACCAGTTCTCCACACAACCGGCGCATCAAAGAAGAAAAAACCGAAGTCGCGCCGCAAAACTAAGAAAAAAATAAGGTCTTCAAAAGGGTCTAAAAAACTTAAACGTTATAAGAGACGCCCAAAATCTCATACTAAGCGCCTCATTAAAAAAACAAAATCTAGAAAACTATCTAAAAGAAAGTAAGTATCAAATTTAAATAATTTCCCATTCTTGTTTTTGATATAATTTATATATAGGGACTGGTTTTTTATAAATTATTATTTTATCAGAACTTTTAATATCTTTATCTTTATCTTTATCTTTATCTTTATCTTTATCTTTATCTTTATCTTTATCTTTATCTTTATCTTTATCTTTATCTTTATCTTTATCTTTATCTAATTTAGTATTTTCTTTTGAATCGATTACTAAATCTACCACAGGATTATTTAAATCTATTATTTCATCAATATTATTTATTTTGTTATAACAATAATAATAAGAATAAAAAAGGGCGCTGGTTGATATTAAGGAGGCAAATATTAATTTCTTCATATATATAATGTATATAATATATCACCTTATATTCCCACAATTTTTACATACATAGTACCTTTCTCCATATTGACATGATTCTCTTTCCATTACATAGTCATGGTTACATTCTGCTATAATTTTATTATTTAATTTACTCTCGTGTGCTGTCAATATTTGTATTCTATTTAAATAATCTTGTTTTAAATCTCCTAATTTATGTTTTTTAATTTTATCTGAGAGTTTAGTATCACTCAAGAAATTCAAATCCATTATTATTATTATTAATATATATAATTATATAGTTTCAAATTTAATTATTAACATATTATATATGGATGATTTATTATTATTTTTGATATTATTATGTGTGTTTTTTTCAGTAATGATATTTTTTAATAAAGATTTATTTGATAAAGATATTATTAGAGTAAAATCAACAATAGATGATCAAGTTTATCTAGTAAGAAAATTACCAAATTCACAAGAAGCTGCTAATTTGCTTGCAAGTTATAAAAAAGATATACTTAAGATATCACAAAAATTGAAAGAAAAATATATAGATAATGCGGATAAAAGTGATTCAGAATATGAATATAGAAAAAATGGAGTTGAAAGATTATTAAATAATTTTAAAGTAAATAATTTATCTGAATCAGATCCATATCACAAATATAAATCTTATATGATAAATAAAGGTGAAGAATTGTATTTATGTTTGAGACATACAAAAGATAGAAATTATGAATTTAATGATAGAAATTTAGTTATTTTTACAATATGTCATGAACTATCACATGTCTGTAATATAACTTTACAACATCCCCCTGAGTTTTGGGATTGGATGAAAGTATTATTAGAAGCTGCTGAAGAAATTGGATTATATAAACCTGTTGATTATGCTAAATATCCTGTTCAATATTGTGGTATGGCAATAAGTAGTACTCCATATATTTTTAACTAATTCTGTTTATATTAGGGATTGAGTCCATTACATACATGACCACCAAATGCGCCTTTATTATTTGGACCGATATGATAAGGACAAAAATGTTTCTTACAGAATATACACTGTATTTTTATACCCTGACAATTACTTTGATTAACTCGTATACCAAAAAAACCCGCATCTAATTTTGTTTCTAATATTTCACAAGGACCTTTATATTCTTCAATAATATCTAAATTTATATCAGTACTTTTAGATTTATCAATATCTAAATTGGGACTTTTTAATGGAGAAGTTTTCCTCTTACTATCTTCAACTAATTTTGCTTTAACTTTAACGTTTTCTTTTATTTTGGCATCTACTGTTTTAGCAGAATGGTAATTTTGATTTAGAAAAACTCCGCATAAAGTCAGAACTGCTGTGCACATACTCCCTGTTAAAGATATTAATGCTATAATAATTTCTTTATCAATACCTTCATTATTCTCATATATAATTGATGAATTATTACTCATAGTATATAATGTCAATATTTTTAAATTTGATTTTTATAAAAAATTTATTAATTAAATATAAAATAATGATTGTATTCTGTTCAATTCATGGTGAAATTAATATCTCTGAATATGCTAAAAGAATCATTGATACTCCTGAATATCAGCGATTAAGAAATATAAAACAAGGAGGTGCTGTATATTCTGTATGGATTGGTTCATCACATCACAGATTTGAACATTCAATTGGTGTATACCATCTATCATGTAAGCTTATGGACTTATTAAACCAAAAGGGTCTATATTTTAATGAAAAAGAATATAAATTAGTTTCTGTTGCTGCTCTTATTCATGATTTAGGACATTCAATTTCATCCCATCTATTTGATGATTGGTTGAATGAAATAGGTATATATTCCGAACATGAAGAAAGAAGTATTGAAATATTTAAATATATGAATGAAAAATATAATTTAGGATATAATAGTAATGATATATCATTTATTAGTAATATAATTAATCCTAATTATGATGAACTAGAATATAGTAAAAAATATTTATATCAAATTGTATCATCTGAGAATGGTATTGATGTTGATAGGATGGATTATATTTTAAGAGATTGTAAATATTCAGGTATGAGATATTCATTTGAACTAGATACTATTTTACAGAACACATTTATTAGTGTGACAAATGAAATTGTATATTCAGAAAAAGCAAAATGTTCTATTGATTCATTCTTTCATTCTAGATATTCATTATATAAACAATTATGTAATCATCCTACAGTACTTGCTATTGAATATCACATTAAAGAAATTTTAACTGAAATTAATAATGTATTTAATATTTCAGATTCTGTTATAAATGACGATTGGATAAAATTCTGTAAATTTACTGATGATATATTCTCTACAATAGATTTCATAGAAGATCCACGATTAGATAAAGCAAAAGAATTATTAAATAATATTAAAACTAGAAATATTCTTAAATTAGTTGGTGGGGTTATTTCTAATAAGGATTTAAATTTAGTATCTGAGAATGAGAATGTAATAGTTATCAAAAAAAAAATTTCATATCATAGTTATTCGTTGCCCCAATATATTTCAAATAGTAAAAATAAAACATTATTAAATTCTAATAAATATCCTGATGAATATATTATTAAAATTATGTGTAAAAATCCTAATGATCCATATGCTTTATCTTTATTAGAATCTATTTAATGAATGATATATAATAAATTTTTTTTAATTCTTTATTTTTAAATAATATATTATATATATTAATATGATGTCTCATACTATTACAAATCCAACATTATATGATACATTACCATTACAAAAACAATCATTTAAATTTACTAATATAATAACTAATGATAATTATGATATAGAATTATATCCTGATGATACTAATTTAAATGTTTTAAATAAATTATGTGTAAAATTAAATATTTTAACTGATGAAATATGTGCTTATGTTAATGATTATAAACTTATAGGTTTTTCATATGATAATATAAATATTAAACAAATATTTAATAAAAATAAAATAAATTTATCCAAATATCTAGATGAAAACTTTGTAGATAAAATTGGTAATAAGATAAATGTTTATAAAAATAATTTAATGAATGAACTTTTTGAAAATAATTTAAATAATGATAATAATATTAATTATTTTACATTAAATGATTTATTAGGAAAGAAACCTGAAATGGATAATCAATTTTTATATTCAGTCATTTACAAATATTTCCCAAATATTAAAAAAGATTACATAGATAATTATCTGGATAAATCTAATTCAGATTTAAGGAAAGATTATATTAAAAAAATTAAAAAATTATTATCTGCTAATGATTATTTTTTGGATATATTAGATGATAATGTAAATGAAATACTTAAAGAACAAAAATTTACTAGTAAATTATTAAATTTTAAATGTAATAATCTTGAAAATAATATAAATATTATTAAATTATTTTCAGATTATGAATTATCATCTAAAAGGTTTTACACAAAATTAATTCTAGAAGATTATAAAAATTCATTTTTTAAATTATATAAACCTGAATTAAAACTAAAACTATCAGATGATAAAAGTATATTAGATAAATATATATGTAATAAATTATTAAATGATTTCTCTGATAATTTGTCTTTGCCATATGATTTTAAATATATGCCTCCATCCATACAACCACGAAATTGTATGATTTTTAAAACATATCTAAAGAAATATAATCTATTTTATTCATTTATTCTTTTTATGAATGGAAATTATGATTTTATAATTAATAATTATTATGGTATAAATATTGATGATGATATCTTAAAAGTAATAAAAAGTGATATTAATACTTTAATAAATAACATAAACAGATACAGAATTTATACTATTAATAAAATACCTAGATTAAATGAATATAATGATAAAATATGTTTTATAAATACTAAAATTATATTTTCAATGGTTAATTTTTATGATTCATCTGGAGACAGTATATATAATAAGTCGAACTTGTTAAAATATTTATCTAATTTTTATACTCATATTAGAATTGTTAAAGAAAAAATGGATTTAGATCCGGATACTATTATTTTAAAATATAAACGTGTCGCCAATTATGAACAAATTGATACAATACAAAGTATTATAGGTGCGTTACATGATCCAAATATAGATATACCATCTGAAGAGTTTATAGAAATTATTTCTCAAAATACAGGTATTAGTATTGAAGATGCTACTCTGGAATACATAAAATGGGGTGAAAAACAAGAAAAAAATGAGTTTAAAAAAAAATCATTTAAAACAACTGAAACAGGTGCCGAAATTATAATGAATAAATATTTAGATAATTATATAAATTTTGAGATATATAATGTACAATCCAGAAATGAATTAAATCGTATTATACAATTTATAAAAATATTTATGAAATTGTATGAACAATTTATTAAAAAGAAATTACCTAAAAAATTAAAACCTTTATTCACAGAAGATATTGATAAAAATGGAATAGATGGTATACAAGAAGAACAACAATTATTTCAATTTATTGAAGATCCTACTCCATCAGATATACATAGTTCTCAAGTAAACAATGATCAAGAAGATGATGATGACGATTCAATAAATATTTTATCACAATCCGAAAGTAGTTCATTATCAGACCTAGAGTCATACGAATCGGATCAAAGTGCTGGAGGTATGAGGAAAATAGGTCCAGGTAAAGACTCATATGACTTTTTAAATAATTTAAAAGGATATGATGATAAATTATTTTCATCTAAATCTAGTAAATTTTCATTTCCCTCTAGATGTACTAATAATCAAGGTATTAGAATGCCAATACCTCTTCATGATGATGAATTAGAAAAATTAAAAAAATATGATATTTTGAAAACTGTTAGAATTAATGGGACTACTCGATTAACACAAAATGAAATTAATGGTTATATACTAGATTGTTACACTGTTGATAATTTAATAGAAATATTAGATCTAAAAGGTATTAAATATTCTGAAGAATTTCCATCATTTTTAAATACAATCTCGCAATATAAAATTGGTGATAAAACTTTAAATATTAATTATATTTGCCCTAAATATTGGGATATTGCCAAACGTGTTTCTATTCATCCTAGAGATATATATGATAGACTAGATGATATTATTCCTCAAGGATATAAAGGAGAGACTTATAAATCTATTATATGTAATGAAGGTAGTAATTTTCAAGGTGTCGACGACTATCAAATCAAAACACAACAAATATATTTTTTAAAACATTTTGAAGTTTATAATTTATTAAAAAATAAACTAAATGAAGAAAATATAATAAGATTGGAAAAAGGATTAAAAGATTCTATGAAAATTGTCAAAACAGATATTAAAAATAATTTTAAGAAAGAACTCTTGTGGATTGAAAATGAAACATCTGATAGGAGTCTGATGATAGAATTTAAGAAGCAGATTAATGATATATATTCTAGAAAAGACACCACATTATTAGAATTAGGTATGAAATCTTTTAATGATTATATTATAAAAAATATAGAACCAGAATATTACGATTTATTACATCAACAAATTGTAAAATATATACAACCACAATTTTTAAAAAATGCTGATGTTGATGGATTTTCTGTACCATGTTGTTTTACCTACAAACCAAATTATCAAGTAGGTTATACTACTATTCCAAAATTAGATAAAGTCAATATTTCAATTACTGATTTAACACCATCAAATATTAATAAATTCGCTCATATTCACCCAAAGTTACAAACCTTATTCGGATTTCAAAAAGAATTCCATGATAATGATAGTCATTTGGGTGGATTTATTAAATTTGGTGTAAAACAAAACAAAAATTCTTTAATAAATTGTTTGAGTAATTTTTACTTTAAGAAAAATACTGATAAGAATTTTAAAAAAGAAATATTAGAAAAATCATTAACTGATGAAAATTCATTATTAACATTTATGAAATGTGGTGATGGTAATATTGTACAATTATTTAAATCTTCTTCATATAATATTAATGATATTTATTATTTTTTAAATTATATTAATGAAAAAGACATAAAAAAACAATTAAAAAAAATTAATATTAATACTAATGAATTGAAAGAAATTAAAAAACATTTTAGAAAATATATATCTGATATTGAATTAGATAAAGATAAATCAGATTTTGATAAATATAAATATATTAATATATTCAAAGATTTAATTTATAAATCTAATAATATTAAATTTATATATGATTTAATCATATCTAAAAGTAATTTTATTAAATATCTAAATTCAAATGAAATTAAAGATTATAAATATATTTTACCATTAATGTCTGAAATAAATAATAATCATATTTATATATTATTTGAAAATAATGACGGTATTATCAATATTCGATTACCATTAAATACATATGATATTTATAATGATAAATGTATATTTAATTTTATATATAAAGAAGAAGATATATATGAACCTATTTACTATTTTAATGATAATAAAAGATATAACATAGCAAATGAAAATATGGAATGTAATATTAAATATAATATGCATTCTGATGATAAAATAAATGGATATATAGATAATATATTAAATAGTATCTCTGATGAAATAAAAGAAATATACCGCGAAAAAATCGCAGACATTAAAATATTTGAACTAGACGATTTAATTAAAGTAATAAAACAGAGTGATGATGAACCAGACAAACTATTAGTTGATCCTTATTGTAAAGTATCTCATGTTATTACTAAAAATAATTGTATATTCCCTATAATTCCATCTGGAATTATTGATGGATATGAATTAATTTATTCATTTGATAATAAACCATCTTTTAAAAAATACCTAGAATATCGTAAGAAAAAAGTTGTATTAAAAAAAGACAAACCCGGGGTGGAAATATATATGGATAAACTAAGTATAAAAGGATTCATCTTAAATGATAAAAATAAAATTATTAATATTGTTTTTAAAAATAATACATATATACCTATAGAAGAAGAAGAATATAATCCAAAAACGAAAAATATGAAATACCCCATATTAGGATATAAAGATTTATTTATTATCGATAAAGACTTACAAAATTTTTCTAAAGAAACTGATGAAAGATATTTATATAATACTGATAATGATTACCTAAATTATATAACAAATTTAACTATCCAAACCATTATTTATTATATTAAAAATAATTATAAATCTAATGATTATTTTACATATACCACAAAATTTGAGGAAAAATCTGAATATACATTTAAATTAATTCCTAAAATTATTAATAAAAAAATAGTTAATATTGTTGAAGAAAATACTGATTTAATAGATTATTTTTATGATCATAATAAATTTAAAGGAACTATAACTAAAAAAGATGATCCTATTAAAGATAATCCCTTGTCTAAATTAATTATAAAAAAATCCTTATTAAATGAATTATACTTAATTATAAATAATAATATTAAGATTAATCTAGACATACAAACAGACTTATATGAATTTATAAATGAATTTATTAAAGAAATAATTATAGAATTACCTGATGATGAATATGAAAAATATAAAAATAATACTGATATTAGTATATGTTCCGAAAGTAATGATAAATGTTTATATCCTTGTTTTACTGATATTAAAGATAATAATGAATGTAAATTATATGTAAAAAAATCCGATATTTATGATAAAGATAAATCATTAATAAATAAAATTATATATAAATTTATTGATTTATTATTAATTCATAAAAATATTGATAAAATATCAAGTATTTTACAAAATAATATTAATATAAATGATTTATATAAAACTTCTAAAAATAATGAAATATTTTTTAATTATATACAACACCAAAATAAATATATAAATGAATTATTTAAATCAGAATCATCCTTTATTAGAAATATTAATTTCTATGATAGAGAAAATACTTATTTAAATCAATCAGTGAAGGCAAAACCTATTAAATCTATAATTAAAGGTGTACCTAATATTATTAAAAAAATATTTCCGCATAGTAATGTATTAACATATATTGATGAAAATAATTTAGATTTTCAATCATTAGAATATAGTTTTTCAGAAATTAATAAAGAAGAAATATCTTCTGATAAATTAAAAGATGATATTTGTACTAAATTAGATAGATTTTATAAAAAATATGATAAAGATGGTAAAATTATTAAGTCATATTATTCTAGATATGATAAACATTTTGAATTAATAAATATTGATGATATTAAAGATAATATTAATAAAACTAATTATAAAATTAATCCGTTCGATTTAGAAATATTATCACAAACATATAATGATATTGGATTTTTATTGATATCTAGTAAATATTCTAATCAAGATCCAAGTAAACTTAAACATAATATATTATTAAAATATAATTATAAGAAAAAAAATAAAGATACTAAATTTATATTATTATATCACTTCTTGAATGAAGATAATGAATATGATTTATCTAATATTGTATTTAAAACAAATGGTTTGGAAGATGATGATCAATATAAATCATATTTATCGTTAGAGAAACTCTTAGAAATCCCTATGATAAAAACTATTATTGAAAATGATTATCCAGATCTTATTTAATTATCATAATTTTAATATTTCTTTTAATAATAATAATAATAATGGAATATTTATCAGAAATTAGAGAATTTAAATTACTTAGAAATTGTATTAATAATGATCCTATTTGTGATTTTTTTCAATTACAATCTCACCTTAATAATGGTTTAAACTTTGAAAAAGACGCACATAACTATTTTAATAAATATGTAAATAAAGTATCCTCTGATTTTATAGATGGATTTTTAAATAATATTATTGATAAATCTAAAGAAATTTATCCTAGATTATCTATTAATAAATTTAATAATATAAATCAAACAATTCACAAAATTCAAGAGAATGTTCCATTAATTGTTAATCCTATTTTAATGAATGATAAATATAAATTAATTGTAAAATGTGATTTTATAATTAAAAAAGATTTATTTTTAAAAATATTTAATCAAATAAAAAATATTTCATTCAATTCAATATCTAAAAATGACTATTTAATCATTAATATTGTTCCAGAAATTATTACATTTAAAAAAGGATGCAGAGAAATATGTAATTCATATAATGTTTTCTATAATAAATGTTCTTTATATTGTTTTAATTCAGCATTGAGACAATATGTAGGTAGAAATAATTTTTATTTTATGTTCGGAAAAGATTATAAATATAATAATGAATTATTAAATAAACAAGAACATATTGGATTAGTTATTTTTGATAACATATATAGAGAAAAAATATATTATTCATTAAATTGGTTAAATAGATTGAGAGAAAATCAATTACAATTATATCCGGAACCATCATGTTTAGAATTATATCCAAATATGAATAACAAACAAAGTTGTTGGGAAACTGAAAAGAAAAAATTAGCAAAAAAAGTAAAAGAAATTACTCTAATATGGAGAATTTCATATGAAGACCGTAATTATCTAATTAATATGGGAATAACTACTTGGGATAATCCCTACTTACTAAATAATTTATATGAATTAAAAGATACTAATACTAGAGATATTCAAGAAAGAATTATTCATATGAATAAACATGAAAATTTAATAATAGAACCGCGACACATTTCAAAAGATTTTAAAGATATATTAAAACCATCTAAAATTGAATTTGTATTAGATATAGAATCAGTGATAAATTTAGAAACTACTGAAAGTTATTTTAATAACGATATCAAAAAAGATTCTCCAAATATATGTATAATTGGTTTAATTCTAATTTCAAATAATGGATATATTTTCAAAGATTTTACTATAGATGATTTAACTATTGAATCAGAAAAACGGAATATTATTAACTGGGCATCCTTTATTAGTAAATATGACAATATAAAAATATATCACTGGGGTCATGCTGAGAAAACATATTTAGAAAATATTCATAAAAGATTTCCTGATATTAAATTACCTAAAATGACCTTAATAGATTTATTACATTATTTTAGACAAGAACCTATCATAATTAAAGACTGTTTTAATTTTTCATTAAAAACAATTGGTAAAAATATGTATAAACATGGATTAATTAAATCTACATGGTCCGAAACTGATAATGGTTTAGATGCTATGATTAAATTCAAAGAATTATGTTTGAAAAAAGATAAAAATATTCCATTAAAAAGATATAAAGAAATTGCTGAAATTATTGAATATAATAAAATGGATTGTGTAATTCTTATGGAGATATTACAATATTTAAGGATAAACTTTTTCTGATTTTCTGGAGGGATGCACCTCTACCTACACCCAAACATCGTACAAGTCATGCAAGACTGCGTCGCGGAATCCCAGCGATCGCCGGCGGTGACGCACTTCTCGGCGGGTGACGGCGACCCAGGGGCGGGGGCGTTCGGAC